GTGATCCAATAGTCTCAAATACAAAGGTAGTTACACCAGAAGATCTGCATGAATTATCCGAGATTTATAACCCTAATTTTGGTGAACTAGTTGAAAATATGAATGATATGGCCTTTGATGCGGCGTCACCATACCTGTCTGATAAGCTTGACGAGCTGGATAGGTTTATAGGAACTGACACTCTCAACCCTGTGAGTCCGAATGAAGGCCCGACAACAGAAATAAAAAACCATCATACTTGGAAGGGTCGTCCTGCTTGGGTGGCTGTTGTTGATATTCTTGATAACGAAGTGCTTGGAACAGTGTCGTACGAGGATGCTGAAAATCAAGGCTTTCACCATTCATTTTACCTTAGTCCACGTCTTTACGAGTCAGTAGAAAGTGGTAACGCTGAGGTCTTTGTTGACAATGGTAATGGTTGGGAAGACATGAGTGGCGGTGGATCTAGAAAAACCATCAACCGTATAAATGAACAAATGGACGACAAATGACCCAAGCAGCTCTCCAGTCCATGCTCGACAACACGGACCCGTCGGCCTTGTATCAGCAGGTGCAGCGCGAGCTGGCTGAGATGAGCCTTCATGATTACATACAGCAGGCTTGGCCAACCATGGAGCCGGGCAAGGAGTTCGTAGACGGTTGGCACATTCAAGCCATCGCTGAGCATCTTGAGGCTGTGTACACTGGCGAGATACGTCGGCTGCTGATCAACATCCCACCCCGTCATATGAAGAGCCTTGGTGTCTCAGTATCGTTTCCAACATGGGTGTGGATCCAGAACCCAACCATCCAGTTCCTCGCTGCATCGTATGCCGGACCGCTGGCTGTGAGAGACAACCTCAAGTGTCGCCGCTTGATCCAGTCAAAGTGGTATCAGGAACGATGGGGCCATAAGTTCGAACTGACAGGTGATCAGAACCAAAAAGGTCGCTATGAGAATGATAAGTCCGGCTATCGGCTGGCTACATCGGTCGGTGGAGCACTGACTGGTGAGGGCGGCGACATCATCATGATCGATGATCCGCACAACGTGGCCGAGACCGAGTCCAGCGTCACTCGAGAGGGTGTGCTGGAATGGTGGGACCACGCTATGCAGTCACGTCTCAACAACCCGAAGACCGGCGCCTTTATCGTCATTATGCAGCGTATCCACGAGCGAGACCTGTCAGGTCATATCATCAAGGAAGAGTACGAGAACTGGGACCATCTCGTTTTGCCGGCCGAATATGAGAAGAAGTTCCCGTTCCCTGTTAAGTCGTCGCTCGGTTTCAAGGATCCACGCAAGGTGGAGGGTCAGCTGTTGTGGCCTGATCAGTTTGACAAGGAGTCGCTCGATCGGCTTAAAAACAGCATGGGCACGTATGCATCAGCTGGTCAGTTGCAACAGCGACCAAGCCCCAAAGGTGGCGGTATCTTGCGTGCTAGCTGGTGGCAGTGTTGGGATGAGCAGGATCAGGAGGGCAATTTGCTGCTGCCTGAGTTCGATTATATCTTACAGTCGTGGGACACTGCTTATTCCGAGAAGGATGACAATTCATTCTCAGCTCGCACCACATGGGGCGTGTTCGAGCATAAGGGACACCTCAACTGCATGATCCTCGAGATGTGGCGTGATCATGTGCCGTACCCGACGCTCAGGCGGCTAGCCAAGGAGTCGTATCTTGAATGGCAGCCGGATGCTGTGTTGATTGAGAAGAAGGCATCAGGTCAGTCGTTGATACAGGATTTGCGCATGGCTAATATTCCCTGTATAGAATACAGCCCAGATCGTGATAAGGTGGCTCGTGCTCATTCATCCTCGGCGTTGCTTGAGTCTGGTATGGTATGGCACCCAAATCGACGCTGGGCGGATACATTGATTGAGAAATGTGCTATATTCCCAGCTGGTGATGGCGCTGACTTGGTTGACACGTGCACTCAGGCCTGGATCAGGCTGCGCAATATGTGGTTGCTGCCACATCCTGAAGATGATGACGGAGATGCGGCTTTGAGCGTCAAGCGAGTTAAGAAACCGCTGTATGGTTAGGAGATATTGAATGGCCGAATACGCAGCAGACTTCCAAGTTCCCAACCCCGAAGAGATGGGCGAAAACGTCGTCAACCTACCTGACGGATCGATTGAGATCATCGACCCTGAGGGTGAGATTGAACCAGACGTTGATCCTCTCGACCATTACAAGAACCTTGTAGACGACTTCACAGAAAAAGAGCTGAAGAAGATTGGCATGGATGTGATGGAAGGCTTCTTGGCTGACAAGGCATCGAGGTCTGATTGGGAGTCGTTGTACGAAAAGGGACTGAAGATGTTCAGTACCGACGATTCAGTCACTGACAACGACGCTCGCTCCATTAGGGGCTTGAGCGAAGTCCGCCATCCGTTGATCAACGAAGCTGCTACTCAGTATCAGGCACGAGCCATCGCTGAGCTGTATCCGTCGGCCGGTCCGGTCAATTCGAAAGTAATGGGCCAGGTTACTGATGAGCTAAGCGATCAAAACGACCGCGTTAAAAACTATATGAACTATCAAATCCAGGAGGAGATGCCTGAGTATTTCCCTGATCTGGATCAGATGTTGTTTCATCATCCGCTTGTCGGCCAGATATTCCGTAAAGTTTGGTATGATCCTGTTCTAGGCCGTACAACTATTCGGTACGTCACTGTTGACGACTTGGTTGTGCATGAATATGACACCAGAGACCTGTCAACAGTGAAACGGATCAACCACATTCTCCGTATGGATCCAAACACGTACGCCAAATACGTGCAAAAGGACTTTTACGTCAAGATCGACGACCCGCTTACCGATGTGGTGACGGAAGAGGATACATATACGACTGATGTGGTCAATAAGATCCAAGGCATCACTCAGTCGCCTGATCCTGAAGACGGTCAGACTATTTTAATCGAGCAGTGTGTCGATTACGATATGCCAGGTGATAAACATTCAGATCCTGATGGCATTGCCAGACCGTTTACCATTACGGTTCACCCTCAAACCGGCAATGTTTCTCGTATATGCCGGAACTGGGACGAGGATGACGAAGAGAACCAGAACCGTGAAACATGGTACATCGGCTATAAGTTCCTGCCGGGCCTCGGCTTCCATGGTTGGGGACTGTACCATGCGATCGGTGGTTTGAATGATGCCGCTACCGGCGCATTGCGTGCTTTGCTCGATTCCGCTCAGTATGCCAATCTGCAAGGCGGCTTGAAGCTCAAGGGCCGTGTGGACGGCGGCGAGATTGAAATCGGACCTGGCGAATTTCCTGACATTGATGCGCCGGTCGACGATATTCGCAAGGCTATCATGCCGTTAACGTTCAAGGAGCCATCGGCTGTCTTGTTCCAGCTGCTTGGTTTCATTGTTGATGCTGGTCGTCGGTTCGCCAATACGATTGAGATGAATATCGCTGACGCTAATCAGAATACGCCGGTTGGTACGACTGTTGCTCTGTTGGAAGAGGGCAGCAAGATCTTCTCAGCCATCCACAAACGGTTGCATTGGTCTCAATCACAGGAATTCAAGCTCATTGCCAAGCTGAACGGTCGTCATCTCGATGATGAGTATCCGTATCAGGTGGCTGGTGAGGACCGCGTCATTCGGCGTGCTGACTTTGACGAGCGGGTCGATGTTATACCACAGTCTGACCCGAACATCTTCTCAACCACACAGCGGGTCGGTCAGGCACAGGCTACATTGCAGATGGCCAAGGATGCTCCTGACCTGCATGATCAGTATGAAGCCCATAAGCTGGTGTATGAGGCGCTGCGTGTGCCGAACTATGAGAAGGTGTTGATCGAGCCGAAGGAAGCAGTCAGGCTTGATCCTATTGCCGAGAATATTGCCATCATGACTGGCAAGCCGATCCGTACGTTCATCGATCAGGACCATCAGGCTCATATGGTGGTGCTCGATACGTGGTTCGGTGCGTTGCCTCCTCAGGCTCAGCAAATGTGGCTCGGTGCTTATATGGCTCATCGCGCCGAACACATGGCTCTTTATTACCGCGTGCAAATGCAGCAGCGGTTGCAGGCACAGTTGCCTAACGTGCCTAACTTCTCAGATCCTGATGACGAATTCGAGGAAATCTCGCCGATCATCGATGCACAGATCAGCGAGGCTGCAGCCATGCACGTGCAGCAGGCTCCCATCGGTATGGGTCCACCGCCTCCTGGTGCTGGCGGTGAGGGCGAAGGTGGCGAGATGGATGCTATCGCTCAGGCTGAGGTTGCTAAGGCTCAGGCAGCGGTCGAGGCAACTAAGATTAAGGCGACGGCTGACGTTGAGGCCAAGCAGGTCAAGGCAGCGTCTGATGTTCAGATCGCCGAGGTCAAGGCTGCTAAGGCCATGGAGGTGGATCAGGTCAAGACGGCTGGTCAGGTCCAGCTCAAGCAGGCCGAGGCTGCTATCGATCAAGAGACAAATGCCATGAGGTTTAGCCAAGAGATGCAGCTCATGCAGGCCAAGGCAATGTCTGAGATATCAATCGCTCAGAACAAGGCGGAAGCCGCCATTGAAGCCAAGTTCATGGAGATGCAGGCCAAGGCTCAGATCAATCAGGTAGAAGCCGAGGCCAATGCCGACGTGAAGGTGGCTGAGGCTATGGGTGATGCAGCTGAGAAGGCCAACACGTTGAAGATTGAAGGAGGCCCTGGTGCCGGTTCTAAAACCTAATCCACAATGGCTTCAACAGTTCGGCCGTGAGGCAGTAGGTGCTTTGCGTAACCTAGGCGCAGACCGTTCTGTTGTGCGTAAGGCGATAGATATCGAACGTAAGTATCCAGGTGTCCTAGGCATGATTACTCCTAAAGAATTAGCATACCAACTAAGTCCTGATTATCGGGGAGAAACATATATAACTACACCAAAAAACTTTCTAGATCTAGCTTTTCCGCTTAATATGGATGACCCATGGTCTATTAACAATATTGAGTATCTTGGTGCAGTACTAAAAAGAGAAAAAAACTGGGCTGACTTATTCCCTGGTGAACGTGTCGATGAATACGATACACCCACAGTTGAGGATTATATATCTATGCTAGGCGAACAACCACCTGGATTTAATGATGCTCCTAGGCTAGGTTTTGACTCTTTCAGAGGTGGTGCTGAACCTGGGTCTGATTTAGCAGTGTCTTCACACTCGGCCAGACATCGGTCTGCTGCAGCGTTAAACGCTGGAGTGGAAAGCATCCCGCTTGATTTAAGTTTTAGGAAAGAAATCAGACCCAGGTTTGACGACCCAGATTATAATCCAAATATATACAGCGAATATGATTTCTGGATTGAACCCAAAAGAGTAGGTCGCTTCAACGATCTCTTCAAACTCCCAGCCGCAGCTCCGTTATTCTTAGACGAGGAGGAATAAATGCCACAGTACGGTTTTCGATACGCTTCGCGGTATGTTCCACAGTTTGGGTCACAGTATGGTTCACTGCCTGGTAAGCCGATCGATCCTAATGATCCGAATCTTTATGGTGGCTGGAGCTCTGATGACGGCGGAAACGTAGCTGGTCCTGGTGTTTCGCAAGGTACTAACATGTCTCAGAACTTCTCTAACTATGGTCAGGCACTGGGAGCACTGGGCACCGGCATAGGAGCCGTGACCGGTGTTCCAGGCCTTGGGGTTCTTGGAGCAGCCGCTGGTACCAAAGCCGATGTCAACCAGGCGCGCGGGCTCTATACAAATTATAATAACCCCATCAGCTATAAAGATGCCTTGGAGAGCAATCTTACGTTTGGTAAATTTGGCCGGTCACCTTACGATCAGACATGGAAGAACGTCGATCCTGCGTCTGAAGGTTGGTCTGACCTCAGCAAGTCGACCATCGGAGATCCTCAAGGAATTAACCAACCAACGGTCACTGGCCGAATGTATGCTACTAATCAGACTCAGGGCCGTGACTATTCAATTGGCAGTCAATCTGATGCAGATTTTGCAGGCCAAGACCAGCAATCACAGGAAGATGCTCAGATGGCTGAGGACGTGATTGGTGACGTTGACGGCGAAGGTGGAGGCGGCGGTGGCGGTGGCTGGGTTATTTGCACCTATCTTGTCGACAACAAGCTCATGGACCCAGATCTGTATTACACCAGCGCCAATCATGTTGAGCATATGAGTCCAATCACGCTCCGTGGTTATCGCTGGTGGGCTGTGCCGTTTGTCAGATTGATGCGCAAGCATAAGTGGATCGGTCCCGCTGTGGCTCCGATAGCTGAGGCACGGGCCAAGTCGATCGACGGTGGATCAGGTCTTGGTGGTAAGCTGATCAGATGGATCGGTGAGCCATTGTGTTGGACCATCGGCCTGTTCGTCGAGGATCCTGATTGGGAGTCTCTTTACGATGGTGTATAAACGGCGGTTAGGCAACTATCTGTTCTCACCTATGGAGCAGCTACTCCGTGGGATGGACGTCAAGAAGGCGTTGCCCGTTGAGGAGTGGCTTTCTCGTCTGACCAAGGGTGCAACCCTCAAGACTGAGGGCATGCGGTTCCCTATCACGGCTGAGGAGTACGATCTTTCTGGCTTGCCTGACTTCTTTGCTCGTGCCCAAGGTCCTGTGACAAGGCAGGATATCCTCAATTACCTCGGCTCTGAAGAGGCACCTCAGTGGGATGTGGAGACGCAGGCGTCAGAGAAAATGCTGCCGGTGTATAGAGATATTCAGCGCACCGGCGTCCTGAACAGGTTGCCGCGCCCTAGATCTGCTACCTCCGGCCCGATTGATAGACCATTATCATTTGACTACGATCTTTGGTCGGGAGCTGATCCTGATACAGTGTCCACACCTGAGCTTGCACTTAGAAATGAAGTCAGAACTTTTTTAGAAGAGATAAACGATCCTGATCACCTCATTTCAGTGATGCCATCGTTGAATGATGCCCTTAATTTAGTTGGAGACCTTAAATTAAATAAAAGCGATTTAACTTCAAATATGCCAGGAGCTCCGCTTGAGCAGCATTACCTATATCGTCCAGAACAGAGCATTGAGTACGAGGAGTCGCTGACAAAGTATCGGCATGCTACTCCTCCTGATGTGGCTGAGTATATACGCCTGTCAAATAAGTATGGTGTGCATCAGGTCAACACTTTGCTGCAGCAGGGCATCAGCATGGACCAGCTGCCTCGGTACATGGAGCTGTTCCCTGAGCGAGAAAGACTAGAAGCCAGTAAACCACGGCGCATCACCTCACCTCATTTCGATGATGCCGGCGAGGATCTTGTGAGCTTCAGCAAGGGGGACCGCCGTGTCCTGCCTGACGGTACTCGGGTCCGGAACGTAGATGAAATCCAGAACGACTTGTTGATCCAGTATAACAAGGCTGGTGGTCATCATTACGGTGACGTCAAGAAGTGGCCTGAAGGCTATGATTATGAGGGCGTTGAGCAGGAGGTTAGACCTGCGTCTCATGAGGAACAGCACTGGTTGAAAGAAGCCAACGATGCTCATTGGAATATGCCAAAATCGACTGATGAACAGGTTGCGGCAGCAAATAAAAAGTTTACAGAAGCTACGGATAAGCTTTCTGGCTTCGGTATTACTCATAATCTAGACTCTGAAACACCTGCCAACGATCTTGACTTTTTTGATAGCAGCGGCATGATGGTTAAGGATCGCCGTAATTTCGAGTTTTGGGATAACGAACGCCACATCCAACCTAAAGGACCGTTCAAACGGAACTATGGGCTGGTTGAGTTGAAGAAGCAGCTTTCAAACGCTATCGAGGACGGTGATGACTACTTGATCTGGACCGGTGGTACTGCGCAGGCTGAACGTTGGCGCAGCATGGATCTGAATGACGTTCGCAGCCTTGAATACTATATTACGTATGCCAATGAAGGCAATGGTGAGCCGTTGTGGAACTTTATTGGTCACACCATGACACCTGAAGCGCTCGAAGGTATGAGTCACCGTGATACACAGGGGCTAATTAACCGTGGCAAGCCGGCTACCTGGAAAGATATCGAACTGGACTTTGACGAAAAATCAGCCGCAATAATTTTCAAAAGGTTTGAAGATAATACACGTGTGGAAGAGCAGGACGGCTCGATTTCTGAAGGTGGTCATCCAGAAGGCGAAGACTACACATCTACGATCCTGCCTGAGGATGGCCACAGCAGCTTCACCTATGGCTATAAAGGCAAGCGCGTTACCTACGACCAGCAGTTCAAGAAGAATGCTGAGAAGATCGTGGGCCAATATGGCGGCAACAAGAAAAAAGATGTCTTCCAGCTCGACCCTCAAATGGGGATGGAGCAGTTCAGTCCTGAAGGCTTGAAGGCCAAGGCTCAGGCTGATTATGACGCAAAGATTGCTGCGGAGAAATTAGCTGAAGAGCAACGGCGTGAATTAGAGCGTACCCGTGCAGCCGAGGCTGAGCAGCAACGTGGCCTCGATGTGCTGCGCGAAGCCGACAGAGTTACCAACTCAGGTGTCCCATCGTCATTGGTAGAGATGAACGACATGTCGGACGAGGATCTGCGGTTGAATGGTGCGTTCATGCGTGGCATGACTGATCAGGTTTCACAGGCAATTTCTGAACGCTTACCTGATCATAAAGTCGGCGAAGCGCGCCAAGTATTATATTATTTGGAGGCATTAATAGCATACCCTACTTATATGGATAATGTTGGTCGCTTTGGCGGTGGTGATCTTGTCGAAATCTTCCCTGAATATACAGGTAGAGACTCATTTTTTGTTAGGACAGATCTGCAAAACCGTTTGGTTGACCTGTTTAAAGATGTGGAGTTGACACGAAGTGCTCCTGACTTGGGATCCTTGGGTCGTGCTTTCGAGACTGCAATTAGCAGCCAGCGTACCACTTACGGTATGCTTAGAGCCTTTATGCGCGAGTTTAATATCGAGACAGGAGACCATGCTTCACACATATTTGCAGATGCACCTGAGTGGCGTGTCCTGGAGCCTGAAGAGCGCCGCAACCTGCTCACAAGCCTACTGACCGCTGAAGGTATCGATGTGCCGCTGAGCGTGCAGGTGAGGCAGGAAAGATTGCAGGCAGCGGGTAACTTCGATAGTATAATCGAAAGAGCCACTGAACTTATGACGACTCCGCAAGGTACATTTGAGTGGGCAGAAGGAATAGCAGCAGACACTAGTCTGCCGAATGCTGTTAGAACGGTAGCGCGCAACATAACGAACGAATATGCAAATGCCTACTACCACCAGCACCAAGAAAACCGCAGTGTTGTGCGCCATAGTTTGGAGAACATTATCCATACCCTCCAAAACAGCAGGACTTTACAAGGTCCACAAGGCTGGATGACCCCTGGCTGGAGCACACAGGATCAGGACGCATTGATCCAGCTTGAAAGCATGGATGATAACCAGGCTTATCTTGATGACTTCGATTATCAACATCTACTTGGTCACTACGATCAGCAGGTCAGGCGTCTGTCTGAAGATTTAATCGACCAAGTAGGTAATTTGGAGGTGGATACTGACGGATTGACTGACGAGGAAGCCGAAAATATAGTTAATACTGCCATGGATGAAATTCCAAATCTGATCAGCAGCTTACGGCAGCGCATGGACACTCTTCGCAACCAGGCCTTAGATCCTCAAAACCAAGACACTGGCGGACTTGACTTATACGAGCGGCAAATCCCCCAATTGGATATAGCGCCAGGCACCATAGCCCACAGGACATTGCTCGAGGCCGAGCGCCGCGCCGTCGACCGCATGGTTGACTTATACGAGCGGCCTGGGCCAATTGATCCTGAAGAATTAACTGATGCTGAGATACTTAACTTTGCTCGCAGAATGCGGGCTGATACGAATATGCCTGAAGAGTCTAGAATTGCTGCTCAGGATATAGAAAATTTATGGGATGATCTCGGTCTTGAAGACTGGGGACCAGAGCATGACCAGATAATGCTGCACAACCTCAGGCGCATATCCCGCGGTCTTGGTAGCGAGATGGAGCGTCCAGCTCCCTGGCTGACGGGTAATGCCACCACGGCTTCAACCGCCGAAGTAGTATCTTCAATTCTAGATGAATTCGATGCCACGGATCCTACCGACATGCTACGTGCTGCCCATGACGTCTTAAGTCTTCCAAACATGTCGAATGAAGCCGTGGCTTCTGCCCAATCAATCATCGATGATATTACAGGCGCCAATAACTACGACGTCTGGCACGCCGGCGTCGTTTTCGAAGTCGTTGACAATTTTGAAATCATCCGCGATGAGTTGAACAACGCGATACTTGGCAATGAAATAACTCGATATCAGCAAGGACTTGCTCAGCCGCAATTAGTACCAGACGTTCCACCTGACCCCAATATTCCAGCTGTTCGCGAAGAGCAACAGGCAAATGATGTCATCGAGCGTGTTGAGGCTATGCAAGCCGGCCAAAATGATGCTACCATTTTCGACGAAATGGGTGGCTTGCTCGAGCAGCAGGACGTCATGCGGTATTTGAATGACCACACCGACGATGGTGTTACACTTGCTTGGGACAATTTAAATGGGTGGGTTGAGTCATTAGATGACCCTGGATTTCCAGAAGCTCAAGACCGTATTCCGGGTGCTTTAGGTCAACTGAGAGAGGCGTTGCTAAGGTATCGTGACTCATTAGCGCCGGCGCCTGTTCAGGCAAATGATGCCATCGAGCGTGCAGATTTTGACCGCAACCTCGCAGATCTTATCGACGAATTCTTTGAACGTGAAGGAGGAGCTTTTGGTGCCGGCGCCTTTGTTGACGACATAAACAGAGTTATTAACACCCTTTTATTCCCAGCCAACCTGGGAATTGCAAATAGTCACTTGCTCGAGCACCCGTTTCCTTCTGTGCGTGGAGCAATAGAGCGGTTATTCACTCTTGACACAAACAGAGGTGAAGTTATCGCAGATCTTGCAGATGACAGTTTAAGTCTTGATGAACGCCAAGGAATGCTGTTGCGGCAGGATGAGATCCAAGAAGAGATACTCGAGGTTTTAAACACTTTGCGTAATGAACTCAATGTCGGGGCCACGGTTACTCCGCCTGCGGCTGAACAAATGCCGTACCAGGCGATTGAAGCGACACCTCAAACTCAGATCCCAGCCGCCGCACAAGAGGATTATACGCGCCTTGCAGACGTAATTAATACACAGCTGAATTGGCCTGATGAGACCGGAGCCCCCGGACTGAGGTTGACTCGACTTCTTAATCATCTGCTGTCAAATAATACCCTTACCGGTCAATTACTGCGTGATCACCCGGCGCAGGAAATAAACCAAAGATTTATGGTTATTGAGGCGCTTGACGGGCAGCGCGATAACGCAATAGATGTACCAAATCAAGCACGTGTTAATGAGCTTGAAGAACAACTCAGAAATGAACTTTCAATACTTAGTCAGATGCTGCGGACTCCAGCCCTTGGTGACGTAACCGGTCTTGCCGGCCAACCAGCGCCGGGTAGAACGCCTCAACCAACAGCCGCGCAGCCTGACCTAAAAATCCCCGTCCCAAATAAGACCCACTGGGCAATAAAGATTACACCGGAGATGAAAAAACGTTACTATGCTTTAAAGAAGAAGTATGGAGCAGGTTTTAGTCGCTACGTATTGCCTCCAATTGGTGTAGGAGCTGCCGAGATTTATAACCAAATGCAGGAAGACGATGGCAGATAATGATTTATTAAGACTTAGCGGCCCAGGAAAAAGAGTTTTCCCGGGCATAAGTAAATTTGCAAGTCAAATCGCTAATCCACTCTCTATTCCTGGATCTATTGCATACCTAGGGGGATTAGGAGCATTAGGTCGGTCTCAAGGACGCCCTGAGCGTTGGCCAACAGGCATTAGTAAAGCAGTAAGATTCGCGGACGAAATGTTGCCGGGTTTTGAACAGGCTACATATGAAGGAGATTACGGTAGATTACCGTCTGGTGCAGCAGAATTAGCCTCATTGCTTTACTTTGTTGATCCAATTATTAGACCAGCTTTTAATACTGTAGTTCGAGGCGGATCTCGACTTGCGCCAACCACTAAAGATATTTTTAATCTTGGAAGGCCTATGGGCGATCGCCAGGGTCCTGCCAAATATAACCTCACTAAAAGAGCCACTGCGGCCAAGAGGTTACCAGGAGCTTTGCGCTATTTAGGAAAAGAAATAGTATCTAGACCTGGGGATGTGGCTCGTGGTGTAGGAAAGACAGCTGCGGGTGTGGGTAAGTATATGGCAAAAGCCTTAGCATCTAGGGCACTAGCTGGCGCTGGAATGCTTATACCCACAGATAATATGGATCCTTTGGAAGATGCTAAAACCTTTGAGAGCCTTGTTAGGCCTGCAGAAGAAAGAATAGCTAATCGCAAAGCTGATCTGCTTAATCTAGATGTGTCTCAAAAAATAGGTTTGCTTTCAGGTATCGGTCCATCAAACAAAGCTGCCAGGCATGCTGCTAAAATGTACCGAGCAATGTCTTCTCGTGATCCATTTAAAAAACCCCACATGACGTATGATAACGCACTAAGAGAAAGAGATGAAGCCGAGTACTTATCGGCAAGACGCAATCAAGAAATGAAATTAGCTCGTTATGAAATAGCTTCTAAGTTGTTTCATAACCTAACTAATCCAAATAAATTGGTTATTCCACCACACGGCGATCCAGTTGCTTCAAACAATCCGAACCCAGTTTTAAGATGACCGAGTCCCGCAACGTCACAGCACCTGAGGTGAGAGCCGCCAAGAAATATCTTGAGCGCCGAGACCTCAATACCGAGATTTCACCAAGACGATTCGCGTTGGCTGCAAAAGAAGGCAACACTTCTTTTGCGACCACTCTTCGCCGTATCGCAGACCGGGCGGACGAAGACGGCAATGAATAGGTCTGGATTTGGAAAGGAAGTGATCATGTCTAAGAAGAAAGCTGCCAAAAAACCGGTCAAGAAGGAAGTCAAGACTCGCGGTGTTGGCAGAGCTGAGAAAGGTTACGGCAAAGCCATGAAGGCTGCCAGCAAGTCGTAATTGCTGCGTCAGGGGAAAACTATCATGGACGCTGTAACAGTCCTGCAACTCTTACGTAAAGAGCTGCAAGGAGCGAAAGAAGATATCGCCCACTCATTAGCTGCTGGGTCGTGTTCAGATCTTTCTGACTATTACCGTAAGGTTGGTAGACACGATTCATTGATATCGATCGATGGTTGGGCTAAATCCATGGCACGAAAGGTACAACTCGATGACGAAGACTGAATCTACCTCAGCTACAATTTTTCACTTGTTTGACGAGCAAGAAGAATTGGATCCGGCTAAGACCCCTGTTCCAGCATTGTGGCGGATCTTGATCCGTCCGATGTCTGCGAAGAAGATAACGGCCGGCGGCATTCATCTCCCTGATCAAGGAAAGGAAGCCGAAGAGTATAACAACATGCGAGGTCAAGTGATCGCTATGGGGCCGTTGGCCTTTACTGGTGACCGCTTCCGGCCTCACCCCGACGCATCCCCGATTCCGGGTTGTAAGGTAGGTGACTGGGTTACCTACGGCAAGTATGGCGGACAGAAACTGACGGTTGATGGTGTCAAGTTGCATATCATCAACGACGATGAGGTAACCAGCGTGGTGCCTGATCCTAAGGCCGTCGCCGCTTACGTTTAACCGTGTTGCCAGCACGCAGAGAAGAGGAGAATACCGATGGGTGATAGCCTGTGGGACGAAGACGATGATTTCTTGACAAAAGAATTGTCATTGGATAAAGCCACAGTGGCCGACGAGGCTAAAAGGCCTAATTGGCCGTCCGGTGATGAAACCGTCGACCCAAAAGTCGCCAAACGAGCTGCAGAGCTCGAGGCACAGCTGGGCGGCAAAGAGCCTGATGAAAATCAAAACGACGTTCCTGAAGCTGAGCTTAAATCTAAGCCGGAACCAGAGCCAGAACTTGAAGAAGACGAGGATGATGACGAAGTCGAGTCAACCTCAGTTCAGAAGCGGATGGATGAGCTCACCTTCAAACGCCGCGAAGCCGAACGCCGTGAAGCTGCAGCCAAACAGGAAACCGCTGCTTTAGCCGTACGTCTCGACCGCCTTGAACAGGGTGACGAGAAAGAGAATATGGAGCGGTTCAAGCAGAAATATTCTCAGGTCCGAGCAGATCTTGAGCAAGCCTTTGAAAACGGTGACTCAAAGGAGCAGGTTGAATTGACCGAAGAGCTTTCTGATATGCGGACGGCCGCAAGGATCGCTTCTATGAGGCGGTCTGAACCAAGCGCTTCTCAAAGCAATTACCAACCACCCCAACAGCAGCCAGCAGCTCCACCTGAAGCAACCGAGTGGTTTAACCGCAATAACACGTGGTTCGACGCCCCCGGTTATGAGCAGCAGACCACGTTGGCCAGGTCAATTGACGTCCAATTGGACCTTGAAGGCTATGATAAGGACAGTCCTGAGTATTATGAAGAATTGGACGGCCGCATAAAAAACGTTTTCAATGACCTACCAGTTCGTGGTACAGTAAGACCTCGTGGTGCGAAGAGTGCTAAACGGTCTTCGAGCCCTGTTGCTCCTGCTGGTGCAGGTGGTCGTTCTAAAGGCAAAAGAAAAGCCACCCGGTTTACGCCTGCTGAAGCTAACATGGCGAGAGAATTAGGCCTGACGAGTGAAGACGCTCTGAAGGAATACCGCAAAGAACTCGACGCAAAAGGAACTTGATATCATGGCTAAGTCAGCTAAGAAAACCAAGACTACCCCGAAACGTGCCTCACGTTCTGCTGAGGCTCGCACCACTGACTCTCGTGAGTCTGAGACTCGCGCACCAGCCAGCTTCGCGCCGGCTGCGTTACTTGAAGCGCCACCTCCTCGTCCTGGGATGGTCCAGCGTTTCATTTCGACCTCGATTCTGGGGCAAGACATCCCTCACCATGTTATGAGAAAGCAACGGGAAGGTTGGTTGCCACGTCCGGCTGATACCATTCCCAAGAACTTTCCCATGCCCACCCTCAACCACGGACAGTGGTCTGGGTGTGTCGGTATCGAAGGGATGATCCTCTGTGAGATGACTGAAGAGCTCGCCGAGTCTCGGCGCGGTTATTTTCAGGATCGCACAGATGAGCAGACGCAGTTTGTGTCATCTACTTTGGGTCAAGCTGAATCGCAGCATGGCATTCCCATTTCGGTGGAGGATGAAAGCAAGGTTCATCGTGGAACGAAGGTTATGGATGATGCATAGTCTTAACCCAACCAATCGAGGTAACCCATGGCAAATCTTGACGGCGCACGTGGGGCATGGCCCGTAAAACATCTTACCGGTGGTTTGATGGGGCGTGTCTCCGAGTACTCGATTGCTAGCGCGTATAATACCAATATTTTCACCGGCGACTTCGTAAAGCTCGTTGCTGCTGGTGGGATTGAGGTTGCAGCCGCTACCAATCGTATCCTTGGTGTGTTCGACGGTGTCGAATATACTGACGCGAACGGTAAGGTGCAGTTCAGTAAGTACTGGCCTGCTTCAACCGTAGCCACGAATGTCAAAGCGCGGGTCTATGACGATCCCAACTTGGTGTTCGCTATCCAACAGGCAACCAGCGGTTCGGTTGCTGCGACTGACGTCGGCTTGCTCGGCGACCATGTTGCTGGAACTGGCTCCACGGTCACTGGATATTCTGGGCACGAGCTCAGCGGCACTATTGCTACGAGTCCGGCTGCTCTTCGTATCCTTGGCCTTTGGTCTGATCCTGAAAACGCTTATGGTGAGCACGCCAACGTTCTTGTGCAAATCTATGAGCATGAACTTAATGAGCATATTGATGCTGACGGAACCCCAGGCGTCTAGGAGGGATGTGAACAATGGCAATGAACAGAGCACAATTCGCAGCCCAACTCGAGCCTGGTCTCAACACGCTCTTTGGTATGGAATACAAGCAGTATCCGGAACAATGGCGGCAACTCTTCGAGGTCAACACCTCGGAGAAAGCGTTCGAAGAGGACGTGCTGCTTGAAGGCTTCGGTGCGGCTCCGACCAAAAATGAAGGTGGCGCCATCAGTTACGATGCTGCCGCTGAAGTGTGGACGGCGCGTTATGTCCATGAGATTATCGCCCTGGCGTTCTCCATCACGGAGGAAGCTGAGGAAGATGGTCTTTATGGATCGATCGCCAAGCGGTATGTTAAGGCTCTCGCGCGAGCGATGCAGCATACCAAAGAGATCAAGGGTGCCAACATCTTCAACAACGGCTTTTCTGCCACCTATACTGGTGGTGACGGCAAAGAGCTGTTTGCGACCGATCACCCAACCCGTTCCGGCGACATGTCGAACGAGTTGACCACGGCCGCAGACCTCAACGAGACGTCGTTGGAGCAGTTGCTGATCAACATCTCTGACCTTAAAGATGAGCGCAATGTACCGGTCGCCGCGATCGGTCAGTGTCTCGTCTTGCCCACTGCGTTGGCCTTTACCGGTGAACGGCTCCTGGCTTCCAAGCTGCGGACGTCGACTGCCGATAACGATATCAACGCGATCAACTCGGCCGGCTATCTGCCTAAAGGATACAAGGTCATCCAGCGGTTGACGGACTCGGACGCCTGGTTTGTTCCGACCGACTGCCCGGATGGTCTGAAATACTTTAAGCGTCGTGCTATGAAGCGCGGTATGGAAGCCGATTTCGAAACCGGCAATGTTCGCTACAAAGTCAGTGAGCGTTACATTTTCGGTTGGACCGATTGGCGCGGCTGCTTCGGTTCCCCTGGCGCGTAAGCAAGCCTGACGTGTCAAATCCCCGGGAGTGTCCGCCCGCACGGTACTCCCGGGGTATTGGCAATCGATTCGGTTGCTTTGCAACTTTGGGCTTTTGCCCAGTTTGAATAAAGGAAGTTAAAATGGCTGGTTCTAGTTTTCAAAATGGTTTCGCTCACGGTGTGGATATTCTCGGTATCCCCATCGTAAATACTTACGGCGGCAATATCTACTGGGTCGACTCTGGTGGCGGTTCTGACAGCGGCGAAGGTGTTCGCCAACGTCCTTGGGCCACAATCGATTATGCCATCGGCCGGTGCACGGCCAGCAATGGTGACATTATCATGGTCAAGCCCGGTCACGCCGAAACCCTTGCGGCCAATGTTACCATGGACGTTATCGGTGTCCATGTTATCGGACTAGGCCGCGGCACTCTTCGCCCGACCCTCACGGTCGGCGGCGGCGACTACACTGTTGCCATGACTGCTGCGAACTCCGGTATGTCTAACATCCGCTTCGTGCTTGAAGACACTGATGACACCGTCACCAGCGCCATCACCATCACGGCGGACGGCTGTCTTGTCAGTGGGTGCGAAACTGTTGTTCATGCAACGGCTCAGTTCACCACTCATATCACGGCCACGGACGCTCAGTTCGTCGAGCTCCGCAATAACCTGATCAAGTCTCTCCAGACTGCCGGCTCTACTTCCGGTATCGTGGTTGATGGCTGTGATGATCTGGTTATCGACGGCAACGTGATCGACGGTCATTTCGGCGAGCACGCTCTGGACAATACGACTCCAGGTTCTGCCGATGAGATCCTTCGTGCCACCATCACCAACAATACCATTATCAACCGCTCCACTACGGCGGGTGATTTGGCTGTTGAGCTTGATGCCAATGCGACCGGCATGTTTGCCAACAACATGATCGTTGGTGGCTTGGCCACGACGGCGGCTAACTACGACATCGGCAACATGTGCTCCATGGAGAGTTACGTTGCGGATAGCGTCGGCGTCGACGTTCATGGTATTGTCCTCGGCACCGCTGCTGTTTAACGATTAACATAGGTGGGGGCTTCGGCCCTCACCAAATCCTTTGAGAGGATATAAAGATGTCAAGACAGAAAAGCATCACTCTCGCGCCTTCGGCCCTCGACCGAAACGGTATTTCCACCACAGAAACGCTCGTAGCTGCGCGCCTTGATTTTTTGATCAACGGTGCCTTGGCCACGGGTTATGACCGAAACGGCATAGCCACGAGCCAAACGCCGACCAGTGCTGCTGCCATGACGTTGGACGGTGCGCTCGGTACTGATTTTGTTTCCCGCAAGGGAGCTTACATTCTTATCTACGCTGCAGCTGACGACTCAGGACGCACCTTTACCGTGCTTGGTAAAGATGGTCTGGGCAACGTGCTGCGCGAAGTTATCACCGGTCCTGGTCTCGGCTTGATCACGCTCGGAACCACCAGGTTCTGGTCTGTTGATAGCGTGACCCCAGACGCTGCTACTGCAGGCAACATTGAAATCGGCGTGAATGGTTATGTCGATTTGAAGGGTGCAGGAGCCGCTCAGCACGTCGCTATTTACTCGGCTGGTAATGACAGCTCTGCTACCATTTTGGTCACAGGCGAAAACCGCTATGATGATGCCTTGACGGAAACAATCACAGGCGCCAACGCTGGTACGAGTTCTTCGCAGTCCTTGAATTTCGGTCGCGTGGACCGTATCACCCTTAGCACTGGATCTGCAGGTGCAGTTGAAGCCGGAATTGATGGGCTGGCCGAGTCACAGTGGTTTGTGCTCAATTACCGCGGTGCAGATTTCAACGTGGGCTTTGGTGTCGAAATATCTGACAGTGCATCGTTGACATATACCGTCCAGCATACGTTCCACGATGTGCTCGCCAATGATTATACTGAGGGTGATGAGACGGTATGGAACCATGAGACGGTCGTGACTCAAACGGCCAACGCCGACGGTAACTATACCAACCCACCTTTTGCCACGAGGACAGCAATTACTGTTCACTCGAGTGGCAGCTTGATACAGAAGATACTTCAGGCTGGAAGGTCTTAACCAATGGCTGTCGGCAGCGAAGGGATTTCGGGACAATCCATCTTCCGAGATGACGTTTGGACCATCTTTGACGATGCGGATCCGACAAAGAAGCTCCAGTTACAGGTTTCTGGACTAACCACCGGCACCACCCGCACACTCACCATACCTGATGCGGACGGCACGATAGCTCTGACCACAGGCTCGGCCGTGGAACTGGTGACTGTTGCCGATGAGAGTTCCGACACCACATGCTTCCCCCTGTTCGTTACGGCGGCGACGGGTGACCTGGGGCCGAAGACCAATTCGGCGCTGGCGTTCAATTCGTCTACTGGTGCATTTACATTTGGTGGCTCACTTACCGTCACCAAAGCCGTAAGCGGGTCTGTTTTTGCTCACGAAGTAATTAATACGACCAACACTGCCAGTTCTGACACAAGGTTTGCTATCACGGCTGGTGGGTCTTCCGGTGGCGATCCCTATCTCCAGCTTGGCATAAACGGCGTCATGGGTTGGCAAATTGGTATTGATAACTCAGACAGCGATAAGCTGGTTATCGCCACGGGCGGCTTAGGAGCAACACGGGTTGCAGAGATCACCACCGCTGGTGCGTGGGATTTGCAGAGTGGCACCCTTGCGTCAGGCGCGATCACAACGAGTGGTGACATTACATACAGTGGTACTACGTTTAACATCTTATCGGACAGCGGTGATGGGTCAGATGATTCCAAGGTAGCTATTGGCGCTGGCGGGGCGGCAGGCGGCTCCCGTGGAGGCTATATTGAACTTAATGGCAACGAACACGCGAACACGGGCCGTATTCAGATAGTCAGCGGGAATGTATCTGGTGGGGATGTTACAATTTACGCTGGTTCGTTGGTTGCCACGTTTGCACAAGCAGACCAATCAGCCACGTTTGCTGGCACCCTTTCGGCCACCACTGGTACATTTACAGCGACAGGCCCAACGGTTGATGTCAGCCACGCTTCTGGATATGTCGTTTTCTCAAGCGGCAATGATACTCACATTGGTTCAGCTTCTGCATTGTTCAGCGGTGGCTCAACGAATGATCTGGGTATATCCGTCACAAGCGGCGATGCTATTTGGTTTGGCCCCGCTGGTGGTACGGCTGACCTAATCATAGAGACAACGGATAGCTCTGCCACGTTTGCTGGCACCCTTACAGCTACAGCCGGATCAGGTTTCGGCATAGCGCCAACTGACGGCACCCTCCACGTTCACACGGCTACGGCTGGGAGTGTGACAGCGGATACAGGTGGCGATGATCTTGTCGTAGAAAATAGTGACGATTGTGGCATTCATCTTCTTTCCCCTGACGACAAGTTGACTAATATCTACTTTGGAAGTCCCACGGACAGCGTTGGCGCAAAACTTCAATATAAGCACGATGATAATCAGCTTGCAGTTGCTACGTCAAATGTTGGTCATTCTTTAATACTTCAGGCTGATGACAGCGTCACCAACCTCACCCTAGCCGGAGCAAGTGGCAACGAGAACGCTACATTCGTTGGTGATGTTACGATGGGGTCTACTTCAGAAAGTTCAGCGCAAACTCTCACCATTAAAGCGGCGGATGCTCAGAACGCATTTATAAGTTTCGCAAGTGCTAGTGACGCTGTAAACGCTTTGATTATCAACAACGATGGAGCCAACCATCTTAGGGTCGCCACGGCAGCGGTTGGGCATTCGTTGAAGCTTGAGGGCGATGATCAGGTTGTCAACTTGACACTAGCCGGAGCAAGCGGCTCAGAGACAGCCACGTTTGCGGGCAAGGTTTTGGTTGGAGCCAGTACGGCGGCAATTGGGCGGGAACTTTTTGTTGAAGGTGTTGGAATAGAAATTGTTCGTCGTGGCACAACAGCCTCGAGTGCTCCGCTGATTGATTTCGTCAAGTCCAACCATGCCACCGCCAATACATTGGTTGATGAACATGATGATTTGGGAATTATCTATTTCCGTGGGGCTGACGGCACAGACTACTTGAGCATTGCCGCTGAAATCCGTGGTGCGGTTGATGGCACCCCCGGCACCTCTGATATGCCGGGACGTTTGGAATTTCTTACCAGTATTGACGGCGCGGACATCCCAACACTGGCCCTCACCCTAGACAGTTCCCAGAACGCCACATTCGCTGGCACCCTTGCGGCTGGCGCGACGACAATAACGGGACAAGGCACAGTGAGTGCTGATTTTGGTGTAGGAACCACTGACATTTTAAATTCAATCGGTGGTGTTATAAGCCCTGGTGTAACCGGCGCGGAGATTG